AGTTGCTTGTATTCTGCTTCTTTCGTCTTTTCTATCTTCTATTTCTTTTTCTTTACTTTTTTCTTGTGAAACTTTTAATTGAGCCAATTGCATATTGTAGCCAAACTCTTCTGCCATTAATTCTTTTTTAATTTCAGCTTCCATCTGCATTTGTTGAATCTTCATTTGAGATTTACCTTGCTCGTATTGTAAATTAGTTTCAGTTAAAGCTTGTTGTTTTTGAACCTCTGACATAGCCGCTTGTTCAGCTGCTTGAGCATTAGCTTGTGACTGTGCTTCTATATTCTGAAGATTTTGCTTTTGTGCAGCTTCTGCTTTTCGTTTACGTTTAACTTTAAGCATTTGATTAGCAAGCTTCATATTAGATATGTCTCTTATATCTATCACGTCTTCTAAATCAATACTACCTGTTTGTAAAGCAATTTGTATGTTTTTTTCTAAAGCTTGTTTATCTTCTTCCTCTGGTTCAAGATCTAAAAATATACCGAACTCGTGTAGGTTTAATTTTTCCACCTGTTCTAATGTATCAACATTAAAACTACTAATAGAATTCATTAAAGCACTTTTAGTTAAAGGAAAAGCTATCATATCAGCAGCTCTTAAACTAATGTTCTCAGCTGTTTTTATTGTAATATACATCAAGGACTGAAGTATATGTTTAGTAGCTGTATTAGAAGCTGTTGCTGCTAATTTCTGTAATCCAACTAATGAATCTTTTGCAGGTTGACTACCGTCTCTAGCTTCATTTAATCCAGTAACATCTCTAATCATCTGAAGATAATATTGATACGTCTGTATTAACGCTTGTATTTTACCGATACCAGAAGAACTTTGTAATTCTTGAATAGGTATTTTAGCTCTATTAGGATCCCCGTCTTGAGTTAATGATCTACCAACTATACTACCAGTTTGGAAGTACATATTTAAAGCTTCTTGAGCGTTGTAATTAGTACCGTTACCTAAGTCTACTTCTGCTAAACCATCAACATCTACAAATACACCATCTGGAACTAACTTCTGTAATACTTGTTGTATCTTTAAATGAGTTATTTGAATCATATCAGCAAAGCTTAAACACTTGCTAACTAAAGATTCTATTCGACCTTGATACATTCTAGGAGCAGATATACTATAGTTCATAGACACTTTAGTTTGATCACTATAAGGTCTTGTCATGTTTTCAGCAAGTTCCCATTTAAGCATTTGTTCGTGACCCAATACTTTAGCTCCACTATATAATACCTCTATAGATCTACTAACAGTACTAAAGTTATCATTTTCTGGTGGATCATATGTGCCTGGCTTTTCAAGAGACTTTTCTAATCCTTGATCCGTTTGTTTAATTTTCCACACTTGGTCAGAATACGTTTTGTATTCAAAATATAATACTTGAACATTATTCCTGTCGTTGTCTTGACCTCTTGGAGTTCTTGTGTAGTTAATGCTTCCTGGATACAACTGTATTTTTTCCATTTCATCATCAGTCAGATTGGGAAACTCTTTCTTTAATTCTTGCAAAGGCACGCTCTTAACTTCACCTACATAATATATATCCTCAAAATTAGGATCTTCCGTATAAGAGTATATAATATCCACTGGATCTACATAGTCTACTGTTATACCGTTAGCTAAATTAAAATTTGTCTTACTGCATCCAATCCCTAGCACAGTTAGATCATAAGCTATTCTTCTTTTTGTTTGCTCGTATTTATTATAGTCAAACACGTTTGAAATAAGTTCTTCTTCAGCAATCTCTATAGCTTGCTTATACCTGAGCTGCATGTGTAAGTCAAGCTCTTCTTTATCTCTAGGTAATTCCTCTAAAGGAATACTAGTTCTTTTTAAGTCGATACCTACGTTTTGATTTGTTTCTTCCATTAAATCACTAGCAAAAGCATCTTGAGCTATAGCTGTAGCGTGATCAGTTCTTTGTTTTACAGCAAATGGATCTGAAGCATGAGATCTTATAACATAGCCTTTGTCAGTCATACCATTTACAACGATGTCAACAAATTTAGATAATACAGCTATTGGTTTCCAGTCTAAGTTAAGGTAAGACAAATCACCGTTTATGGATAATTCGTCCTTATACTTTCTAGTAGATTGCTCTCCTCTAGCGTATAATCTTAAATTATTAAAGTATTGCCAATTACTAGAAAACCTACCTCCGCCACCAGTAGCATCTCTATCTCCTCTAAACCATTCATTCTCTATAGCTTTTCCTACGTCATATCCGTATTGGTAACTTTTTTTCTCTTCGTCAGAAACTATTTGGCTTGGAAAAGTATTATTTGAAGTCGTGTAAATCATTTAATTTATTATTTTTGAATAGTACCCTTTGTTATCGTATTTCTTAAATCCCAATGGAACTACTGTTTTGACTTGATTAAAAACAGGTGTATATCTATTTTTATTACAAGCCATTATAGCAAGTCCAGAGCTTATAGAGGCATCATGACTAGTTCTATTATTTATATTAAATCTAGCCCAGTCTTCTAATGTTCTCTGGAAGTACATGTTACCATAACCTTCATCTGTCTTACCAACATGAGTGTTTATATAGGTTTCTATAGCAGAAGCATGAGCTTGCTTTATATCCTCGCTTGAGTTAGGTATACCACCTATTTCTTTTTCTGTTATTGATAATTTATTCCAAACCTTATCAGGTCTATTCATTGAAAAACCTCTATAACCTCTTCTTTTGAAATGATATAATAATCTAGGTTTATTGTTTTCACAAAGTATAGGCATGCCATAAAATACACAAGCCATTAATACATCTTCAAAGAATATCTCAGCAGTTTGAGGTCTAGCAATGTATTCTAGGAAAAACTGATTAGGTGGAACATCTTCCATACTAAACTTAGTTAAACCTGCTAAAGCTCCGTTAGAACCTCTTTTATCAACTGTCCCTGATATATCGTAACTATCACAGCCAAAAGCACCACAATGCTCGTTGCCTGGATATTTAACTCCATTCTTTACTATCACACGATTTTGCAAATTAACAGGTGGAACCCAAGATATTTTAAATCTACCATCTTTATTAGGTATAAATATAACCTTTGAATCTAGTTTAGCGTTCTCCCATTGAAAAGTACCAGTGGTAACTACCGATGAATTTCTAAGATCTACGTTGTAATCTATTTGTTCGTATATTTTCGTCAAGTTAAATAAAGACTCTTTTGCTTCGTCTCTGAACGCGTGTTCTTCAGTTCTTGGAAATTGTCTATAAAATTCATTTAACCCGTCTTGATCGTCTTTTAATCCTTCTACTTCATTCTTCCAAAACTCTATAACACCTATTTTTATTGGATCACCAAAAGAATCTACAATTTTTTCTTTCTCGGGTGTATCGAATACAGGAAATCCATAAGAATCAATGTATCCTTCGTAGTTCCATTCCATAGGTATGAACAAAGAATAGAGTCCTGAACTAGTCTGCCCGTTGCGGTTTCTCTTTGTAACATTTGATCCATTGTATAATCTTTTGAAGTTTTCACCACCTTTATCTAGAGCGTTTGACGTTGATCCCATCATACATTTCCCTATAATTCTAGCACCCAATCTTAATGTCGTTTTCGTGACCCTCCAGTTGTTGAGGATATTGTTTGGCCTTTCCCATTTACCACTTTCGTCGTGTACGAGTATTTTGAGCTTCTCACCGTCGTACGCATTATCCCCGGTGTTCTTCCAGTCGATGGTCGTGTCCAACCCCGTAAGCGTCTCCTGTGGTTGGTTCGAATCGAGTCCCTTACGAGTAAGTTTCGACGCGGGTACCCTGTACGCAAGTTCTGTCTTCGGTCTGTCCATACCATCTTGTATCGGTTTGAAAAAGAACGGATAGTTGACGCTGATCGGAACAACTTTATCTGTGAACATCTTCTTAGCATCGCTCCCAGATTTGGACAATATCCCAAACCGTGCATCGCTTGATACTGTGGCGCTGTTAACAACCTCGCCTGATGCCATAAATGAAAATCCACTACGTCTGTTCTTGAGATATGACATACCATAACATCTTGAGTCTGCTTTACAAGCTTCCCAGAAGATATAAAATAACCTGTTTGATTCTCTAAAATCTGGCTTCCCAACATCAATCTTGGACCACTGCAAGTACATGTACTGAGTACCAGTAATATAAGTAGGCTTGTCTTTGTTAAAAAACCAATAACCTTTTTCACGTTTCTTAAATTCTTCATCAATATAGTCATACCATTTTTCTTTAAATTCTTCAGGATATTTCTTCCAGTCAAAAACAGTTTTAATATTTTTTAATTCTTTAGGGTAATCAGCTGCAATCCACTTTTTATCTTCCGTTTTAACTACGTCAGTAGCTTTCGGTAGAGCTATTACTAGATTTTGTATCTCGTATATCTCTCCAATTTCTCCAGTTTTACTTATAACCACCATATCATGATCTTCATCATAACCGTATTTCCATTTCTTAAACTTATTTTTTCTGTTTAAGACTTTGGTTTTTACATGGTCAGGTAAAATTTTGTATAAAACTTGCTCGTACATTATTTAGATCTATCTTCAGCGAATCCTTTAAAAACTTTTTCTTCCTTAATTTCTTTAGGTTTCTCATTAAGAATATCATCTTCTTCATCTATACGTTTAAGTATTTCAAAAGCATCGAATATTGCTAGTTTCTTTGTGGCAGCAGCATTTTTAAGCTTATCTGCAGTTAGATCATCTTCTGAATCTACGATAAGTTCTTTTGCTACTTTAACTAATTCAGCTATCGCGATGTGCCCAGCTTGGATTATACTCAACTTGGTTTCCTTGGTGTTCATATTTAATTACAATATCATTAGATTTCATACAGAAAACTCTCTCTTCGTTAACGATAAAATCCCATTCGCTGTTAGGTGTAAAACCTACTACATCTCCTGGGTTAATATTAAGTGCTTCTAAGGACTTATTACCATACTTTAGTATACCAATAAGCTTTTGCTCTTTATCGTTCGTTAGAATGTCTTCGTTCTTTAGAGGCATCACAAAACATCTGTCACCAAATGAGATCCAATCCTCTGTATTCTTATACAAATATATTTGATCAATAGCACAAAAGTATAAACCATCTTTAAAGTATGACCTACTATTCTTTTTAACACCTTTCATATCATAGAATACTCTAAAAACATTATGATGTATTAATACTATATCTCCTTTTTTTATACTTGTCTTAAAAGCTTTTGGTGTTTCCACTACAACCGCTAAGTTGTTAACAGATTTAAAACTTTCTATCTTAGTGTTTAAAACCAAAGTCTTGTCACCAATCTTTATCTCATTTTCGTATCTATCACCAAGAGGCTTGATGATGAAGTCGTACAAGCTCTTCATTAATACTCTAAATCGTATTCAACAGATATTGCCATGTTAGAATTAAATTTCTTCCATGGCATTACCTCATCTTCTTTTTTAATGTATATACTGTAAGAGTTTGATTCTTGATCGTGTAGTATAGCTGTAATAGTATGTCCACCATAAACATTCTGCCCAACTGCGTAATGCATGGCATCGTTTTTATAGTCAGAACCTATACTGATCTTTCTTACAATAGAACTCATTATGCTTTTTGCATAACAGGCTCTTCTTTCTCAATAGCTTTATAGCTACCGTCTGTAAGATCAATATTAACTTGACCATACTCTTTTTCTAACTCTTTTTTAGTTTCCTCTAAAGCCTCAGTAGTTTTAACATGTAGCAATAAAGCTTCATACTTTTTAGCTTCAATGTAACCAATATCAACAAATGATTGCTGTAATTTAGCTTGTTGATCTTTGATAGCTTTTAACTGCTCAGGTTTGATAGTTTTAACTTCTTTTGCTTCTACTTCGATAGTCTTTGTTACTTTGCTCATAATTTTAAATAATTAGATTTGATTTATATTTATATAGTTACTTGTTCTAATGTTATTTACATGCTACTAATCCCGTAGCTGTAGTTCCAGTTGCTACGACATAATCAACTGATACTGGTAGTATTGTTCCAACAGGTACAGCTGTAAATGTAACTGAATCTCCAATAACAGGTAAATCACTTTCTACTTGTCTTATGCAGAATTTACAATCTAACCCGCTTCCAGCTTGCGCTACGGTTATGATATCTCCAACTGAGTAATTTGCTCCAGCTGCGTTCACAGCTACTGCTGTTACAGCTCCATTTGGTGCAGTGGCTAAAGTTATAGATCCATTGCTTCCTCCAGCTTGTACTATTGTTAATACATCTCCAGCGGTATAACCAACTCCTCCATCTGTTATATTAAAAGTTAATATCGCTCCTGCTCCACTAACACTTAAAATATTTCCAGACATTCCTCCACCTTGTAATATTGTAAAAGGAGCAACACTATATCCTGTTCCTGGAGTTAATGCATTTGTTGTTGGTACTGGAACTGTAATATCCACTGTTAAACCTACTGGTACAGTAGCTGGTGAATTAGGTACAGTAGTTGCGTCTGTTGTAGCTACAGCGTTACCTTGCACGTAGCCTGAACCTGCTGCAAATCCTGCATAAAAAGGATTAGCACCTGTAAAGATAGCGTCTAAGTTTAATGCTGTGACTTTATTTTGTATACCTTCTACACCTGATAGTATGGCTCTAACATTACCTGCTCCTCCAACGTATACTACAGAACCGCTTAAATTAGTACCTAATGTTCCTGACTGGTTTTCAAACAACCAAGCTGAAGAACTTACTGGCACGTCAGCTATGTTTGCCACACCTGC